CAACACACTTCCGAAGTTAGCGTCTTCAACTCCGGCAAGGACATTGGCAAGTTCTTCGAAGGAGGAAACGAGTCCGCTTTCCACGGCATGCATCAGGTCTTCCGCTGCAATCTGCATCACATTGATTCCGTCCGCAATCCTCTCGAAACCGAGCCCTTCAAGTATCTGGTCTTGCAGGTTGTCGAGTACGGGTTGCAGTTCGCTGGAGAAGTCGGTGAAGGCATTTGTGGCGATTTGCAGTTCTTCCTTCGTTACCTTCGCATATTCTTTCTCCCTCCGTTCCATAGCGGAGAAAGCAGCATCCACACGGGAATATGCTGACTCCATGCCGGAAACATCGATGGTCTGTTTTGCAGAACTGCTGGTTCCGTCTGCTTTCATCACTCCCGCTTCTGCGGAGTTGCGGAGGGTCTGCAACCGCCTCGTTTCCTCGTTGAATGCTGACTGCGCAGAGTTGAGTGTAAGGATGGCATCCACGACCTTCTCCGTATTCTTGTCACCACTTCCGAGGTATTGGGTTGCCATCGCTGCAAGTGTGCCACCGAGGGATGCTCCGTTCTGCCGAAAGAATTCATCGAGTATTCGATTGTCCTCTGCCGACAAGGGTACCTTTTTACCCTGGTTGCGCTTCGTGTAGGTGTCCAATGCCCCCATCAATGTCTCGTTGGGGGCAATCTCTGTGAGCAGCTTATAAAGGGCTTCCCTGTTCCCTGCGGTCTGTGAGAAGCCTCCCTCACCGAGCCATCCGTTCATGGTTGTCCGGCTGATTTCCTGCCGGAGCTTGATTTCCTCATCATACAGGGGCTTGACCTTATCCAAGTATAGTTGTGCCGCCTTCGCCCGTTCTTCATATGACTTGCGAACATCGGATGCCTCGATACGCAATTGTGCAAGTTCATCCTGCATGGCACCTTGCCGGAGCTTGATGGAGTTCATCACCTCGAACTCTGCATCACGGGATGCGCTGTCAGATTTGCCTGCACCGAATGCACCTCGCATCTTGTCTCCGAGCCCGGCCCAATCCCAATTCGATACGGCAGTGAAGAATGCGCTTGCTGCAGATTTCATTCCTGCCATGGTGTTGTCCCACGCATCACCGATTCTCTGCGAGTGATGGATGAAAGCATCACCCCATTTAACCGCATTGCGGATTATCTCCGCACCGACCTGTGCAGCAAGGTTACCGATGGCAGACCATACACCGATGGCAACACCCTTCAATCCGTTGAAGGACTGACCGAGGCTTTCGGTATCCTGCTTTGCTTCTTTTATACCTCTCTTGAAATCATCATTCTTCAAGCCGAGTCTCACAAATAAATCACCTATCTTTCCCATTATTGTAGTATTCGTTGTATTTTTTTTCCAACCATGCAAGAGTATCCTTGTCAATGTGGCAATCCTCCGGGGTAATCTCTCTTGTCAAGTCCTCAGTCTCCCACGGAAATCGCATCATGGATTTCGGTGTCCGTGGCTTATTGCCCTGCTTCACATACGGATTCATCACTGTCTGATGCCATTCTTCCCATCGTGCAATCTCCCATGCATCCCTGCGTTCCTGCTCCCGTTGCTCGTATAATGCCCGAAATTCGCCGAATGTCGTGCAAGCCGCCTCTTTCTCCGTCTTGCGACCATAACCCATCAAAAAAAGGCTTATTTCGCCATAGTCAACGGGTTTTACTTCGTTCCCGTCTACCTCTTTTTTTTTTCGTTGGTATAGTCCCTTATTCCCTTGCCTGTCGTGGCTTTCAGGATGTCATCAATGAGCCTCGTGAAACGGGGCATATCTGCCCAAGCCCATTCCTCAAAATCCTCGTACTTATATGGAAAATCTCCCAGATCCGGCTCATCCACCTGCCTGATCTCCCACTCATTGATGGCAGCGCAATAGGCAATCTTGATGTATGTGCGTAATGCATTACCTTCCTTGCCAGTGAGGTTGATGTTCCGTGCTTGAGCTACCCCATAAAGCGCGGGGGTAATGTGCAAATACACTACCCCCTTGCTCAATTCTATTTTCAACCGTGATGGTGTCATATTATGAATGAGTTACTGCACCTGTTGCTGTGAGTGAGAGAGAACGGGTGCTGACCGCACCGTTGTCATTGGTGTCACCGATGGCGGAAATCTTCGCCTCGAATTGCCATCCCGTCCCGGTGGCGGAGCCGGTCACGGCAGGCCCGATGCGAACCCATACGGAATCGCCCGCCAGAGCATTGGTGATTGCACTTGTCTGCTCCGTTGCGCTGTCATCCGCAAACACAGTCACTTCTGCGGTTGCTCCCTTGATGCCACTGATGAACTGCTGCCAAGAACTTGACTTGTCAGAAGTCTCGATAAGGTTGGTTGAGAGGTTGAATGAGTTGGTCTGCTCACCTGCAAGCCAAGTTTCCGTTCCTGATGATGAGGTCTTGATGTAGACCCTTTCGCCATTTCCAAGTTTTGCCATAATAATTCGTTTTTATGATTGTTCGATGTATATGTCTAATGACTGCAAGACCCTGTACAGGATTTCCTTGCTGTCAGCATTTTCTGTCAGTTCCTGAAGTCCTGCTGGATTGACACCGAGGATTGTAAAATCCTGTGATGTACTTGCCAATGATGGCAGCAGAGAGAGGTTGTCTTCGTTGAGTGTGATGGCATCCGCAAGAGAATTAGTGGTGATGCTTTCCATCACGCAGTTAATGACACGGACAGCCGACCCTTTGTCAAGCGGTGACTGCTCCGCAAAGGAATGCAGCTCTACACGGGGATAGCCAGCCGTTTCTCCGACCTTCACGCCCGTGCGCTTGATGCAGGTACGGAGGTCTTTGTTAATGGTCTTGTATGCGGATTTATATGCCATTATGATGAGTATTTGGTGATGACGGACTGCACCGCCATCTGTATAGACCTTTGGATGCTCCTTTCATGTTTTTTCACCACGGGAACGAAGAACGGGTGCGGCCTTGTGCCGAACTTGCCGATGGCACGGGCGATGAGGTATGCCTGTTGCCGGAGTGCCGACTGCGCAGACTTATCACCGAAGAACCGTGTTGCAGCAGTAAGTGACCTACTGTGCTTCTTCTTGAGCCATGCAACGATATAGTCGATTGGCGGCATCTTTCCGGCTCTGCGTCCATACTCCACTGCACTTGCGTAGGATTCCCCACCCATGAAGCCGACATCATATCCATTATCCTGCACCTTCTGCACCTTGCCGGAGTTCATCAAGAAGCCCGTTGCGACAGAGCCGTTTCTGCGGAGGTTATCTTTAGATTCTTCGATAATATCCATGCCTTCCTGCTCAAGACATACAGAAGCGGTCTGCACCACTTCCTTCTCGAACTTCTCAAGACCCCGGAAAAGGTCATGCATTCCGATGAGTTCAATCTGCATGGTTATTCTCCGTCCTGCTGGTAATAGCCGATGATACGCACCACTCTGCCCCTTCCGTCAACATCTTCTGGTGTCGCGAAGTGGACATCATGCCCCTGATAGGTAAGCCCGTTATAATCCAAACCAACGGGGTTGTGGAATTGTATATCCAAACCGATAACATCCGCAAGCTGGAATGTGGCGAGTGTCTTGGATGCAGTCATTCTCTCCACTGAAGCCCATATATTGGCAACGGTGACGGGGTCAGCCCATACGGTATGCCCGAAATCATCCGTACTTACCTGCGACTTTGTTAGAGTCACGATCTGATTGAATTTCCTTGCGCCTTTCCCCTTACCAAACATAGCGACTGCCAATTACAAGGTCAGATGCTTCCGCTTCACACAACCCCTCATACCGTGCGCATGCATATCGTTCTGCCAGGCCCTGATAACGGAGCGCATCAGCAGGGGACACCTGCGTGGTGTACTCTATGCAGATGCTCTTGGTGTACCGGGACGGCTCAATGACATGCCCGTTACGGACATAGGGAATAGCATTGCCTTCCCCGTCCTTGACCGCAGTTATGGTTGCGATGTTCCCATTCAACCGCACGGAATCATTACTTCCTCTTCCGTCCTGTTCAACCCTCTCACTTCCGGCAAGGAGTGTGACACCGTAGTGCATCTGCACCTTCATCATCCCTTCTTTGAGCCATGCAGCCAATTTCGCCTCAAGCGGTTCGTCAGTCACGCAGACTGCACTTGCAACCTTGAATGCGTCCAACTGCGCCCGAGTAGGGTCTGCGATTGTGAGTATGGTTGTGCGTTGTGCCATATTGCTATTTCTTTGCCCTTTTTCGGGCGGTTTTCTGCGTTTTTTCGGATTCAGTGGGCACTTGTGCCACTTCTACCGTTGATGTGTTGTTTTGGGGCGTTACAGGCTCAACAATGCCCATAGACATAAGTTCCAATGCCAAGGCATCGGGCAGGAACTTGATTGTTCCTGCCTCGATTCCTGCGGCATTAAGAATGTAACGGATCTCCATTATGAGTTGGGATGGGTCTCAACCTGATTGTCTGAGTTGACGGCAGCAGCAAGCTTGTCAGTGCCAGTCTTGATACCTGCGATACCTGCGGCATTGCCGGACTTCGTGAGGGCAGCGATGGCAGTTGTCACACTGGAGACATGTATGATACCCTTCTTGTGAGAGGTGGGCACTTTGACCTGTGCGGCCTTGCGGAACCATACCTTGTATCCGTCAATGCTGGGGACACGCTCGAACTCAAGCTCGAATCCGTTTCCGGCATAGACCTGTGCGCAGGTGGTGTCCAGTATGAGCATTTCACCTGCGGGGACACGATCAGAAGGAACGACACGGATGTTGCCGAGAGCAGCACGGACTTTGTCGTAGAGGTAGTTGCCGTTAGCATCCTTTGCAGCCTTGATTGCAGCTTCCTCTGCGAAGGTCACGAATGCGACATTGGCGTTGAATCCCTCCTTTGCAATCTGGGCGGCAGCATCGATGATGACATCGGCTTCATTGGCATCCACGACCTTGCTTGCTGCGAGTGCACTGAAAGCAGTGGCATTGTACTTGAGACCGTAGATTTTCTTGGGAGCATCTGCATCGCTACCGACACCGAGAAGAATGTCATTGTCAATCTTGTTGGCAATGATGCGGATTCCTTCGTTCACGCAGTAGTCGTAAATCTGCTGGAACCAGTCGGAGATTTCAGTGGAGATGGTCATGTAGGTAGCCACCTTGCCGAACTGACGGGACTTCTCAACGAATGAGCAGCTTGACTGGTTGCTGTTGGTGGCAAGCTCATCCACATAGTCCACAACGGGAGTGGTGGAAGCCTCAATCCAACCGAGCTTGTTGCCTGTACGGGGACGGAGTCCAAGCACAGCGATGAATGCCTGCGGCATGGCGGGTGCGCCATAGAGAGCAGGGTCAACAACCACTGAAAGGAAGTTGTTGGGGCTGACGGACGATGTGCTGACATCGGTCTTGACTTCAAGAACCATGTCGAAGTTGTCCTTCTTGCTCTTGACGAGGGTTTCGATTTCCTCCTTCTTGGCTTCAAGTGCCATGCGGAAAGCGGTCTTGAAGTCGTTGGTCTGCGTTGCCTTCATGGATTTGCGAAGTTCATCGATGGACTTCTGCTGCTCCTTTGCGGTGGCATCAAGGTTGGAAATCTCGTTCTCCCTTTCGGAGAGTTTGGTGGCGAGGTCAGCCGCCTTATCGTTGGCGGACTTCACCTCATTCTGCATCTGCTCGATGCTCTGCTTAAATTCCTGTTCTGTCATAAGAATTTTTTTTGGTGAATATTAAAGATTGCCGATGTAGCGGCTGAAAAGTTCTGCATCGATGTCGGTGCGCATCCGTTCAAGCTCTTCGGTGGTCTTGGACTGATAGCCCTGTTCCTGTTCCGGGGCGGTAGGGTCATCCTTTGCCGAGATCAGTACGGCTTCAGGGTTTGCCGGACGGCTGACAACGGAAATCTCACTGATGTAGATGTTGTCGAGGACACGGATGTCCTTATTATCCCTGCGTTCACGGTGACACTCCTTGACATAGTAACCTATACTGAATGTCTTGAGCATGTCGGCTTCAATCAGCACCTGTGCATCCTTGCCCCAAGAGGTGGGGAGAAGGTCGGCCTCAAAGTACAATCCCTTATCATCCGTATGGATGGAATCATAGTCGAACTTGCCGATGATCTGGTCGGGATTGTGCTGATAGCAGAACTGCATCGAAGGCAGATACTCACTTTTCAGGAACTCATCACAAGCGGTAGGAACTATGATGTCATCCACCCTGTCGATATTGTTGAAGGCACAGCCGTAGCCCACGATGTGGAGCATCCCGTTTGCGCCTTCACTTTTCTGCTCAATGCGTACAGGCATTGATGCGTATTCAAGTTTAGCCATAGTTCAAGTTTTGTTCTTGGTACAAAGATGATTAATGGCGGTGGCATTGGCGGATAATGTTGTGTGCGTGATTTCGCCCGCATATAGAAAACCCCCTGCGCATCACTGCGGAGGGGGAGAGCCATTAATACATATGAAAAATACAATGCTGATAATAAAGATAGAAAAAATGGTCGGAAATCCAATAAAAGAAAATCGGGATACCTCACGGCATCCCGATAACCACTAAACCAAAAAACTGAAAAGAAGAAGAAATCAAAGTATGTGTTACAATGCTATATAGTTACACGCACAGGCACAGTTGATGATTTGCCCTGCTGGTGGGTTGTACATGGTGTCACGGGGGAATCGCATCAGGCATGACGGGACATCCCCGTCAGCCGGAACTTCAAATATGTCATTTTCTCCGACCATGACACCGTCCATTGCAAGGTGGGATTCCCGTGTGTTAGCCAATCCGCTAACCATCCATTCCTTGTTGTAGTGAATTGCCAAAGACTCTGCCGCTTCATTGGCTGCTTCTGACAACCCCGTCAGGCATTCCGTCTGGGCAATCCTTCTTACCTGCCACAAGGCAAGTTCGTTGTACCTGCTTGCCACGGAACGGGAGAGCTTCTCCACGCCCATGTAGTAGTCATTGGCGAGTTCCTGCCGAATGATTAGGCGCAAAGTCTCTTTCAAAGTCCCCTGCACCGACACAATCCTCTCACCCATCTGCGTTTTCGACCATTCGGATAGCCTCTGTTCAAAGATGCCCGTTTCAGGTTCCACACCGGGCAGCAGCCGCTTGGCCGTGCTGACCGCCACGGGGATTCCGGCAGTGAGCGTGAGCCGCCTGTGCCATTCGGGTAGATAGGCGGTTTCGTCTATGAGGCTTCCGATGGTTGATTCCCAAAGGTGGGTGTCGTAGTTATCTTTGAGGTGACGCAACGCACGGGTGATTTCCTTGCCCCTGTACTTCAGGAGCTTCCCCTCGAACTGACGGGAAATACGCAGAGCCTGTTGCCTCTGCACATCATAATACCTGCGGTCTGCGTTGCTTGCCATTTAGATCTCGTTGATGTCAATGGGGTCGTTGCCTATCTGCACACCCATCGGTAACCTCACCTCATTTGCCCAGCTTTCATTCCTTGGCTCCCACCCGGCAGACTCTCGGATTTCGTTAGTGCTGAACGCACCGCACTGATTCATCTTGATGGCAACATCATAGCCGTTATCCTGAAGGACATCTATCCTGTCGGTGTTGACCTTGAGAGAGTATTCCCTTGCAAGTCCCAGATAATTGAGAAGGTCAGCCCCGAACTCATGGAGCATCGGGATAGCCACCTGTTCATATATGGTCTTTTTCGCTTCCTTGGCATTCTCGTATTTGGCTTGGCCGTAATACAGGTCAACAGGAATCCCGAATACGAAGCACAGTGCGGTGACGGCTTCCTTGTGTGATGTCAGGATATTGAGGTCAACAGGGGAGTTGCCTAACTGATGCACTTCGATGGGCATGCGGAGGAACTTATTTTTGCCGTATGCATTTGTGCCGTTCAGTTCCTGCTCTGCGGATACCTTGTCATCATGCAATGCCGGAAGGGAAGTGTTTGCCGGAGTAATGAGGTTGGCGGCTCCTCCATTCTCAAGTGACTTCGCTTCACGGAGCATGGACTTCTCCAGCACGGACAGGTAGGTTGCTGCACTTGCGAGCTTGGAGAATCCGAAGTATGATGTATCGTCAATATTGATGTCGAAGGATTCAAAGACTTCATCGGCATTAATGGTCTTTCCCTGTATGAGTATCCCGTCAAAGAGCCTCTGCCAATCCCCGTGTTTGATTCCAACCTTGTAGGAGGGGAGAAGATACATCTCCGTTATCCTGCCACGGTACTTTCCCACGGCCTTTGGTGCATCCACGAAAGTGTCACCGAACACGCACTTGCTTGTACTCCAAGCCTCCATGAACTTGGCGAATGTGTAACGGTCATTGGGACGGGAGAGGACATCGAGCAGCCAGTGGTTTTCAATTTGCTTGCCGGACTTGTCGAGCAGTTCAAGGTATTGCGCACACTCACCGACTGACTTGCTGATGAGGCTGATGATGCCGTGTACCGTTCCGTTGGTCTCGTAACAGGTTTTAAGCTGGTCACGGGACAGCCCGTTCTGCCACGGCAATTCAACAGAATTCCTGATCTGTGATTCAAGTATCTTAATGTACTTGGATGCTTCTTCTACCTGCGAAGTGTAGTAACCCTTCACTTCTTCGGTTGCCTGTGCTTTGGCGGCAGTTATTTCTGCATCATAGGCTTTGTTTGATATAATCCTCATATCCTTTCTTTTGTGGCAAATTTGGGGCATTTATGCCGTTTTGGATACGGTTGCGATATGCGTGATTTCGCCCAAGCTCTACTCATGCCGTTCCGACATGATGCCCTGTGAGTGCAGGTGTGTGAATGACCCGTAATTGGCTGCGTCAAGGTAGTGGTCGTTTCCGTCCTGCGGTGTGGAGGTGAACACTGACTTGTCATATTTGGACGGGACATAAGAATAGAGCTTCTGTTCCCGTTTGATGCCGTCACCGACATACTTGACCGAGAATGCTCGGAGCCAAGCGATACGGAAATTCTTGTCCCGCTTGTCCGCATCCACAGCATTGAGCGAAAAGCCCCTCCGCAGTTCGTCCCGTCCGGCAGGGTTAGCACTATCGCAGTAGATAACCGCATCGGAAGGTCGCATCCCGAATGATGCCGCATCTGTCACTATGATACCGCCCACATCGGCAGGGACAGATTCATGCAGACAAGCCACCTGCCGGAAGTAGAGTGTTGCGGTCAGCGGGTCATAGCACATACCGACAACTGCGGTGGGGTCTTTGTAGCCCCAATCCAATCCGTACCATTGCGGCAAATGCCGTGGGTACTCCGCTTCGGTGATTTCTTGCCAATGGGGATATATAAGCCCATCCTTGTTCGCTGACCATTCACCGAGCCATATGTGTTTGTATTTCTCCAGATCTGTACACTTCAAGCGTTCTGCCCTGTCAATGTAATCCTGTGACAGATTTGTGAGATTGTCGAAATACGATGTGTGGATGTATGTCACATCATCCACGATGCCGTTGTAGCCTCCGTCAACATTGTAGGGGGCAAAAAACTTGCGGTATATGAAATGCCCGATGTCGGCAGGGTTCAGGACGAGCCACACCTCACAATGTTCGTTCTTGTCACGGATGGAGAGGTCAATGGTGTCGAAGGTGACTTCATCCACAAGCTCCTCTGATTCATCATTGACCCACAGCACAAGATTGGGGATGGACTTGAGTGCCGCGGTATTAATACCTGTGGATGTCTTGATGCCACGGAACAGGATTTTAGTGCCTGTATCAGTATTGGTAATCTCGTTGCCGGACTTGGTGAAATGCCCCCATAGGTTGCCCCGGTCAATCTTGTCCGTGAACTCCGGCATGACAGATGATTCCGCATTGGTGAGTGTGTATCGTGTGAATAGGATGGTTTTGCCCTTGAATTGGAATGTCTTAGCAAGGATAATAGTTGCGATGGCGAATGATTTGCCCGAGCCTCGCCCACCCGTTATGATGGCATAACGGGTGGAGAGGTTGGCAAGTGGCTTGTACTTCGAGCTAATCGTTATTTCCTGCGCCATATGCATCATCTCCGAACTTGATTACAAGCCCGGCATTGTCCCCGGAGATGTTGATGTTCTGTTTCAATTCCCCCAACACTTCCGACATGGTTTTCAGATCCTGCGGAGAACATTTGCCCTTCGCGAGCGTTTCGAGACATTTGGCAACGATATATTCCTGCTTGGTCATGCCGTTCCCGGCATTCTTTGTCAACTCATCACGGAGGGTTTCTGCAAGGGTTTTGCGTGCTTTCGCTGCCCTTGCAGATGCTTCTCCACCTTTCTTTCCTTCTGCCGCCGCTGTGCCGCCGCTGAATTTCTTGCCTTCAGTGTTGCCTTTTATGAATCTACCCTTATCGTCTCGTTTCATCATTCTTGTACTTATTCCTATCAATTTTAACCCAATCTTCATTTTTAGGATATGGCATACTTAATGGGAGAAGTTGTTCTCTCATTTTTTTATCCATCGGCATAAGATATTTTCTTTTGCCTTTACTAAACCATTCTTCTGCATTGGGGTCAATGTATTTTCTTACAGCTTCTATTGTCTGGGGGCAATGTATCTTCTTACCTTCTTCATTGATAACCATTGTAGAATAAATTGATTTCGGATGAGTTTTTTTCCCATGAATAATAAAAGCCGCCCTTGTTTTGGAATCTTCTGCCATACATCCAACATATATCCAATTTGTTGCTTGGTATATTGTCCCTAAATGTGATTGGTCACAATCTGCATATGATACTACTATTCTGCATTGCGGTACATCCCGATGTAGTTGTCTTAATGACAATGCCAATGCTTGACTGGTACATTCTTGTTTCCCATTTAATGCTACACGCACCAACTCCAACCCCCCCCCTGTACGACATTATAAGATTTTCCGATATTAGGGTTTGCCCCTCTCGCAAATAATATCACACCACACCATTCATCATCTGCATTATATATATTATAGCCGATTGGATTGACTGGGACAGCCTTTGCATAATGAAAATGTATACAAGCATATCGGATAGCATCATTATTGGCTCTCGTTAATTTCATAATGCCCCCCCACTCAATGATATGGTACAATGATAAACTTCTTCAATTATATCCTTATATGATTGCATGAATTTCATCATTGCATCATTGCTGTCAAATGTTATTTTGCAAACAAATGGGTTCAATTTCGGTTCTTCTTCATCAAGATTGTTCGGTTGTTCTCCTTCCCCTTCTGTTTCCCATGCCGGGACACCCCAATCTGCAAGCGGCAGGTCATCCCATTGGTTGGCGAGCGCATCCATATCCCATGCACCGAAGGAGCCGTTGTCCTTCAATACGATTTCCTTCATCTTGTCAGCTTCCCCTTCAAACACAATACACGGAGCTTCTCCGGCATTCATCTTCTGTAATCCGCAATACCGCAATGAACCTGCGAGTATGACATATTTATGCCCATGCGGTGTCACTATAAGCGGCCTCATCTGTAACAATTCCGGTGTTTCTTTGAGTGATTTTGCGATTCTGTCAACATCTGCACTTGTCCATTGACGGGGGTTTGCAGGTAACCCTTCAATCTGCCCAGTATTCAGGGCAAGTCGGGTCATTTGGATGTTAATTGTTTCCATAGTAAAGTATGATAAAGTTAATTTTTGCTTCTCAATTTCAAAACATAGTCCTCCGCAGCCTGTGCTTTGCCCTTTCCGTTGCATTTTGCTTCCCATCCTGCGGTGACTGCATCATGGAGCAGGTTACGCAATTCACGGTCAGTCATGGAACGAATGTTGTGGTTTTAAGTGTTCGTTGTGTGCAGTCTTTTATTCTTCTGCAAGGGCATTGGTTCAACTCACACCACGGTCTATGGGAGTAGCCATAATCTGTCATTTCCCTGTGTCTGCGAAAGTGGATGCAATGCTTGCAATAGCCTCTGCCGTTCATACCGTGCGTTCTGTGCCGTCAATCCCGTCACCGTTTCCGTCAATCGTTCCGGCAACCTTCCGTGCAGCGAGTTTGTCGATGTTCTGCTGTGCGACTGCTTCAAGATCCCAACTGAAGATGCTGGCGAGTCCGGCTACGAACCACAATACATCGCCAAGTTCAGCCTTGAGTGAATCCATGATTTCGTCCCGTTCCATTCCTGCTGCCTGTATGGTGATGGCATTCCTGAATACATTTGCTTTGCCCTTGCGGATGAGCTTGGCAATCTTGCCTTTGAACTCACCGACTTCTCCGTCAAGCCCTTCTGACATGTAAACATAGTTGTTGCAGGTTATCATTCGGGTCTGCATTGCCCGTTCTTGATATTCGTTCAGTTGCATCAGTTAATGATTTTAATAGATTCCTTAAAAAGCCAATTGATTAGTTTGTTAGTGAGGACTTGGCAAGCATCTGCCACCCTCTTGTTTTCGTTAGGATTGATATGCTTGTCACCCGTGTAGAGCATTTTACCGATATGGGTAGAGCAACGGACAATGCGCTCAAGGTAGATGTTTGTTTTTCCCTTTCCGTGTGCCGTGGCGAACAATGCGCCATGAAGAATGATTGCCACCTGTGTCAGTACATTGCATATGAATGCCGATGCAAGTATTTTCTGCTCATCTAAATCCACATCATTGACACAGGCATAAGTTGCATAACGGACTATTTCAATGTCATGGCTGATGTAATCCTTTAGTGCATCCATCAGATCAGTGACCGTTTCAGTCTGATCCTGATTGAAAGCGAAGAAGAAATCACGGGTATATAGGTGATATGCTTTCTTCCAATCATTGAGGGTTTTCTTCCCTTCTCCCGTCAACTTGAGTGCTGAAAGGTTGTCGCAGAACTCCTGATATTGCAAGTCCATCACGAAAGCCGGGAACAACGGCTCAATTGACATCTTGCCCTTTAGAAGTACAAGATGCTTGTGTTTAAGCAGGGACTGACAGAGTTCTTCGGTGGTACTCATTTTTTTCTTGACATTACCAGTTCATAAAACGCCTCGTCCCCATACTTGTATGCCTCCTCGCCCAGTTCTGCCTCCAGCCTCTTGATTTCCCGGTGCATCTCGCGGATGTCCGTCCAAGTGGTCTTGCGTACCATCTGTTCGGTGAGCTTGAGGATGTAGGCAAAGCATATGATGGTGGCGAGTGACCACCCTGCGAAAGCCCATAGTCCCTCATCGAGTGAGAGGTACACCGCCACTATGCAGCCGATGCCTGCGATGGAGAGGATGGCGGTGGTGATTATTGTTCCGAGTTTGTTCATATCAGTCCTCCAAATTCTTTGCAAATTCATCATAAACGCCACAATACCATTGGTAGGTCTTACACCAGCCGACCGCCTTGTCAAAGGCTTGTTTTGCCTTGTCAATCAGCATCTGCCTCTGTATGGCAAGATTCTCCTTCCACTCCTCGTTGAGTTGCCGCATCTGCTCGGTGTAGTCGGCTTCATCAACGGCCCTCTGCTCTGCTGCTATCTCTATGTATGTGTTGTACGAGTCAGTCCATACCTGCGGCTCATCCCCGTACTGGTCGCACATCTTCTTCGCGTAGGCTCTCGCCCTTGCATCAAGTTCTCTGGTCATTGTCATATCAATTCAACTATTACAGGATAATGGTCTGACATACGGTGCTCCTCACCATCCTCACCCTTGTAGCCGTACTGCGGACAGCGGTACTGCTTGACATCAAAAAAGTGGTAATTGAAGAACAGGTGGTCTATCTCCCCGTGTGAGTCGGGGTTGTTGAAGTTCACGAAGGTGTCCCTTTCTGGTAGCCCCATCCGACATCTTGCGGAGTACAGGTGGTCTGCGATGCCGCCACTGCGGATGGCGAAGAAGGAGTTGTTGAAGTCACCGCAGGCAATGGTCTTGCCGTTGCTCCACTTGTTGACGAACTCGATGTCCTGAAGCAATATGCCCTCATCCCAATGGGAGTGGATGTTGATGACGGTCATTCCGTCAACTACGGCAATCTCATGGTGAATGCCGAAGCGGTGGTATGTCACCTTCGCTGATTTTCTAACGAAGATGGGGTGGGTGATGCTGAATCCTGCGAACTTGTACCCCTTCGGCTTGAGGTATATGTCAGTCGGGAACAACGCCTCCTGCAAGCAGATGATGTCGGGTCGCTCGTTGGCGATGAAGTCCCTCATTGCCTTGTATCGTGGTTTCCACCAGTTGGGGTCTGACCGTCTTATGTTGCGTGTCCAGATGCCCACATTGAATGTCATTATCTTCATTTGTCTTCAGTTTTTTCGATGATGTATGTTTCCTTCCCGACCATCAGGAAGGTGTGCCCGTTGTGCGTTCTCCACTTGACGGAATCGGATGGGTGCATCACACCCGCGACCCTTGTGGAGTCCTCACGGTATTCCACCCTCACCTCCTTCCAGTCGGGGAAGTGACGGGCGATGTAGCGGTTGTGCAGGGGCAGCAGTGCTACGATGAGTATTAGTAGTGCTTTCATATCTTGAAGTTGTCTGCTAATTCCGCCAGTCCACAGAGTCGAAGGGCGTGTTGAAGTTCGTGGACGTACTTAATAAGCGAAGGCAATACCCCACCTATATTTGTCCCCCAACAATCAAACTGGCCGTCTTTATACATTTTCTTGAGGTAGAATCTGTATTGCTCCCCGTCTTCGGCAAATTGGTATTCCCTTATTTCGCCATAGTCCTTAAATCCATTCTTCTCCAGAATTTCCGAAGTAAGGGGCAACCCGTCGGCAGTATCGCCAGCAGAACTGATGTACCGCTTTCCTTTCTGGTCAACAAGTTCTACGTCCAGATTGTTTATTTTTACCACTCTGAAATTAACGCCCTCTAAGGTCAGCCAATCCCCGAGCATAAGGTCTCGCGCTCTCATATCAGTCATTTTTTGGTTGTTCATAATCCTCGATTCTGTCAGGTGCAGCGATAATGTACCCTATCTTCCCGTACACTATCTTTTTCAATCTTGTGTCCTTGTATGCGAATGAACCAGCAATAAATTTCGCATAGCCATGCACCCACGCATCTCCGAACACCTCCGCATTGCCATGCACCCTCGCATTGCCATACACCTCCGCATTGCCATGCACCCTCGCATTGCCATACACCCACGCATCGCCGTACACCCACGCATTGCCATCTTGCGACAGGTTGCCTTCCTTCTCCACCCAGCCGCCTTTATCCCCGGCCTTGACCCAGCCAAAAGGAGTCACACACTCTATCCTGTGCAGCACTACACCGCACCACTCCTTTTTTTCTTCAGTTAATCTGTATTTCATAATGCTATTGATTTTATAGTTACACAAGGTTTTTAAGATTGGGAATCATAACGCCAGCCGAGCCTCTTCCGATAAGTTCTCCGTCATTCTCCACTACTACATAGGGGATACTCCTGATGCCGTATTTTGAGGGTGTTTCCTCGTCCTTGTCGCAGTCGATGTATTCGACATAGGGTTCGAGGCTTAATCGCTGAATTTCTGCCTCAAAACGAGGCTTAAAGACCTTGCACTGGACACAGTAGTCTGCACTGAAAAATAGAATCTTCGTCATTGTTCTTTTCCGTTTAATATGTTCGACTTCAGTCTCTCCTGCTCCATCTTGTCTTCCCTCTCCATTCGTCTGGTGTAGATGAAGAAGCCTATGAAGGCGAGGAGGCTTACCACTATGTAGGTGATGAGCAGGAACCCGAGAAATGCACAGATGTTATACATATCATGCCCTCCCCGTGAATGCTTCCAATTCGGCATCGGGGTCATAGTCCCCGAACACCATTGCCCGGATCTTTCCGCTTCCTGTGGAGTACAGGCTTACTCCCTGCACACCTGTGATGCGCTTGACCCTTTCCGCATATTCCGATGCGGTGCATTTATTCCTGAATGGTCTGATTATCTTCATTGTGTGTTGTGATTTGGTTGAGATAGTAGTTTATTCGGACATAAGCAGAAAACCGCACACCGAGTCCCTTTGCTGCTCTGGACACTGCCCTGCGTTCAATGCGAGTCCCCCGTGCGATATGGTTGTATGACAAGCCGGAATCCTTGATGCTCTGTTGCAACTGGGCGAGAGCTTCCATCTCTGCCCGTGCGTACTCTCTGTTGCTGATTGTCCTTTCCATCAGTGTATTCTTCTTGTTTCATCCTTGACGATATTGTCGAGGCAGGTAATGGTGGCATCGAGGACTTCCAGATCATCTTGGTAGGATGCAATCAGCCCCTGCCGTATGGTGTAATACCAATGTGTCCCGTATTCCCCCTTCTCCTTCAATACCGCCATTTCTCGGGCGAAGTGCCAGAACAGCCATGCCGGGCGAAATCGCGGATCCTCCATGTTCCTGTCAGCCTTGATATGCTCAAAGACTTCATCGTGGGTGAGTGAATAGATTGTTGCCATTTATTGATTGAGATATTGACGCATAAATGCAGTGAATTCATCGAAGTTGCGGATGATGGTATAATTGTACCCCTGCACTTCTACATAGGCTTGAAATGTCTTTTGTTGCCGTGACTGATAGCCCCTGCTGGTGTGCTTCCATCCTTCCTTCCATTCTATCTCCTCTTTTTTGAACTCAAGGAATGCCCCGTGATATTGCGAGTTGGGGACTGCAAGGAATGTGTCTGCTACTCCTGCGGTCATGCCTTCTCTGACAAGGATTCTCGCCTGTGTCGCAGAAGTGCATACACCGTTGGGAATGGAAAAGAAATTCATCGCAAGGGTGGGGTGCATCAGGCGAAAATACCTGATGCATTCACTCTGCAACTTGGATTCGGAATGCCTCATTAGAATGGAAGGTCATCAATGGTAAATTCCTCTGTGCGGGGGGCATTGTATTCTGCAATTACCTTCTCCTGCCTTGGAGATCTGGAAACATCGGGAGCCTTGCCACCGACAAGCTGCACACGGTCAGCACGGACTTCGGTGATGTACTTCTTTACTCCGTTGGCATCGGTATAGTCACGGGTGCGGATGCTGCCCTCGACATAAACCTGCTGACCTTTGGTGAGGTATGATAAGAATTTATCCGTCTGCACGAAATAGGACACATTGACCCATTCGGTGGATTCACGCATTTCTCCGATCCTGTCCTTCCATTTCTCCGTGATTGCAACGGAAAAAGAAATTGCGTACTTGTCATTTACTTTGCGGCACTCGCAGTTCTTGCCGAGATTGCCTATTAACATTGCTTTATTCAAACTTGCCATATTTCTTTATCCTTGTTCTTATATCATTGATTGTTATGCCTTCTGGAAGCCAATATTTCATCCCGACCGGATGTTTTTTCCCTTCACTGTCATGGTGATATATCATTGACCTTTCAAAGCGGATTCCGGATTCCTGTTCTATTTCTCCCAGACGGGTGGAGAGTTTAGAACAATGCAACCCTGCATGGTAGATTGCACCCCATTTCGTGATATAACCTTGTTCCTCAATGATAGAGAGAATGCGGCATTTCTGCGTCCGTGCATCCTTCGGCATCAGGGAATATTGCTGTGAATTCATCTGTTCCTGTGTCATGGCTTATTTGATTACGATTGAACGGGTCTGTGTGAGTTCCGCACCCTTGACAGGGAGGCCAGTCCTGATGGCATCACGGAGTTCAGTCTTATTTATTGACACATCCACCTTGACCCATGCAGGGAGTTTTGCCATTGCCTTGGTCAGTGCTGTCATATACGGAGCCAGCACTGCTTCCTCATCACTGATCTGGACGGATTCGGGGTTATTGCGGAAAGAAATCTTACATGTGGGGGATTCGAGCTTGTCAATGCCTTGGGCCTCCATGACGAACTGGATGTGTTGCTTCAGCCCGGCAGAAGCATTCTCATACGCCTTTTGGAGCCTGGCGAATCTCATCTTCTCATCCTTGCAAGCCTGTGCATATGATGCACACCTGCGGATGATGTGATTGTAGCCGTCCACCTTCTGGGCAAGTGCCGCATCAGTGGCCTCAAGCAGTTCTGCGATTTCGGGGGTGATTTCTCCCTCCGTTTCGATGAGCATATCTTCAATCCTGTTCTGCTCATCAGTAAGCCGATACAATGTCATTTTTTCCATGTGTTGTTGGTATTAATGGTTGATAAACTGATTCAAAAATTCAAGCTCCTCGAACTCCCTTTGGAAATCCTCAAGGGAAATCGCAGTGGGGCTTTCCAACTTTGGTGCATTCGCCCGTTCCTTTGCCTCTGCAATCCTGCGTGTCAATTCCGCTTTTTCTTCGGATTCCACATACTGCGACACCATCTTGTATAAGCTTGCCGGATTGACACCGTACACTTCACCGTACTTGCCGTAACACCCTGCCTTGATTGCATTGCCGACTTCCTCCATTGTCAGATCGGGGTAATCTGCCTGCAACTGCATGTATAGAGTTGCTGCCTGAAGCGATATGGCTTCTGGAGAGAGGGAAGCACCACGGACTATCGCAGCTTCTGTCACCATCTTCGCAATGGTGGGCTGCGCTGCCGTGATTTCTATGTCTCGCAACCGTGGGTGCGCTGTATCCATGCGGAGTGCAAACAGGTCAACCTGCCCGTTGCGGAGTGCTATGCTGTTATTGCTCATCTATGTTCGGGACTTGTGGCTGCTGCATCTGCCGGAGTGTGTCAAGCATGGCATCAGTCGGGTTGTTGTACTTGGGTTTGCGGGTGACCTGCTTGGCAGGTTTGTCGAGCGGGAATAGACCTTGCCACCCGTTTTTTATTGAGTTGCGCATCATTTGTATTGCCACTTCTTCAGTGACCTTGCCAAGTTCTTCGGCTGACATGCGCAGTGCATCTTCGGATTTCTTTCTCCATTTGGGTTGCCGAAGCAACATATCCCATATCTCCACGAATGTGGGGGAATTATAAGGGGGTATTATCTTATTATTATCTATATTAATATCTATAGTATTATTATGGTATGAAGTTTTTTCATAGATTTTCGGTGAAGTTTTTTCATAGAGTCTATGAAATTTTTGCATAGACTCTATGAAGTTTTTGCACCCATAATCCACGAACCTTGCATCTTCTGTGCAAACGGTCTTTTCGATTAGTCCGGCTTCGGTCATATTCTTAAGGATGGTCTGTACGGAGCGTGGTGTCAACCCAGTCCAATGGCAGATGTACTCGACACTGCCTTTGAATTTGCTCCGTCCATCCTGCGAAAATCCGTAGATCAGGGCGAACACAATCAATTCGGATGGGCGCAGATTCAAGCCAAGCATCCATTCAAGAATTGTTATGTACTTTCCCCGAGACATACTACCCGTTGTTTTTTGCTACCCTTGCATTCTTTGCAAGCACCTCAATCCTTTGCAGGGCATCAGCATCACAGATATACTTATCCTTCACAAGTGCAAGCCGTGACTGCCATGCTACATAATCGTGAGGGTCAGCCCCTGACAGGTATTCGACTATTTTTGTACACTTCCCTGCATTGACAAGTTCAAGTGTAAGGGTCTTTTTGGGGGCGGCTTCCGGCATGGGTGCTTCCGTTGTGCCTCTCTTGCGAACAGGCACGGCTTTAGCAGGTTTCTGGGCTTCCTGTGCGGATTGTACTGCTTCTTCCGGCAAATCCTCACCTGCATAGACATATAGTCCAAGACCGTGACGGGCGCAGGCCTTTGTCAAGCTCCGCTGTATAGCCTTATTTACATCGAAAGATGTGACTCGTTCAACAGGTATGCTTGCATTCTTATAGTCCATTACGGGCAGATATTCGATGTGTTCAAGCCCATCGATAGTTACCCCTGTCTTGACCCAACAGGTGCGGTTGTCAGTGTGGTAGAAGCAGCCGGATTCCGATTCATATATCGTGTAGGTCGCATTGGGGTATCTCTTTTTTACTTCGGCCCAAGCCCAAGCCCAAGACAAGTATGTCAACCCGTTCTTCTTCTCAAGGTGTTCCTTGCAATCCACTGCATTCAGGACATTGAATACACCTTCTTGTTTTTTTATTTCGTTAGCCATATCTTTGTTCCGTGTTGTGGTATTAATGGTTGTTTCCGTTAGTGCCAGCCCCTGCTCCGGCAGGGGTTTTTTCATTCTGTTTCCGGGTTATGATTCGCCAGATCATTCTTTCATTGGCACGAACCAATGCCTTGTATGCTCTTTTATCTATCATTTTGTGGTGAATGTATGGTTAGCGAGGTAGCCGAATGCAATCCAGTCTGCTATTGTCACAAGTGATAGGATGATCATTGCATCCGTGGATTCGGCAGTGCAACCGCAGAGGATGAACCCTGCAAGTCCTGTGATGATGGTGAGTGCTTTCTTGATTTTCATTGTGTTGCGGTATTAATGGATTAGTAAATAAGGTTCCATGCTTTGATAATGTCAGCCCCCTTCCATACCTTCCTGCCGTTGCTCTTGCGAACATGACAGGGAAGTATGCCGGAGTCAGACCAATTGTACAGGGTGGTGCTTCCGATGCCAAGAACTGACATTGTCTCTTTCCGTCCATACAATCCAAGTGGATTCACATTAGGTTGTTCCGTGGTCATAGGTCTATGTTCTTGGAGTTACTACAAGTAGCCCCTGCTCAATGAGGGTCGTTCTTATGGTGTTGAAGCAGACAGGCTGATTCACTTTTTCGAGGTCAGCCATGATAAGGTTGATGATGCGGTTAGTGGTGGTTACCTGACCGTACATCTTCACATACTTCGAGTAGAGTGTGCAGATAGATGCTGTACGCATTATTCTCTTCCTTTCAATAGGTGTCATTATTGATTCGTTCATTTCCGTTATTATTTCAATGCAAAAATATATAAAACATTTCAATAATGAAATACTCTTGGACAAAAAATAGAATTAATGAAAAGAATATTTCTTCTTCCGGCTCCGGGTTGTTGTCGCGGATAAGCTCATCGACCTGTCTTGGGTCAAGGGTGTGCAGGTATTTCATTTACTTGATCATTGATTTTTTACAGAATAGGGCATTGCCCACGATGAAATCATAAGTTGAAATGCGCTGTGCGGACTGCATCAGTAAGGTTGCCGACATGTTAATATCTTTGCCTACCAGTTTTCCGTTGTCATCCACCACACACCACATCTTTATCCCGTCCTGAATGAAGCCGAGAATCTGCACGGTGTCACAATCCACAAGCCTGTGGAGTTCATCAAGTGAGTAGTCAGTCCCATTCTCTGGAATGGGATAAGTCATTCTGCCGTCCGGCACGATGAGAACTGCGGTTTTGTCAATCATAATGTTGTGATATTAAAGGTTAAATCATTCCACTTCTGTATTCATCACGGTGGTATTCCGTAACTCTCCGGCTATGGATATAAGCACGGAGTTCTTCATCCTGTACTTGTTCCTCCATTTGATGCAGGATTTCAGCATCGAATATCTTTCGTGCTATGTCACGAAGTTGGGTATTGGATAATTGCAGAGTAATTGATTTCATAACTATTTTTGTTATATTTGTTTCAGTTTTGACTGCAAAATTAAATATAATATTTCAAAAAAGAAATATATACTTCAAAATATTTCATGATTAAACCACAACACCATGAGCAGACAAGCAGAAGCCGTTAAACAATACTTCTTTGCTAACGGTATAAAACAAGCTGACATCACCGAGAAAATCGGTGCGGAACAATCAACCGTTTCCAATTTATTGGCGGGTCGGAGGCCGTTCAATAGAAAATGGTCACAAAAATTACATGATGCTTATGGTTTCAGCATCCCATTTCTAATGTTAGGAGTGGGGGAGTTATTCGACCATCCGTCCAGAACGGTGCATGAAGTCAGCAACTCCACCATTACCCAAGGGGATAACTCCCCTATCAACATCACGGCTGATAATGCCGCCCTGCAAGCGGAGAACGAAACGCTCAAAAAGGAAAATGAATGGTTGCGTGGAATGGTCGAAAGCCTCTCAAAGAAGTGAAAAAACTGCACAATACCTGCACCGATTTTAAATGCAGTTGTAAATAATTGATTTAAAATAACATACAAATGGCATGGAACTTAATAATTATATTGACAACGGAAATGCCATAGAGTTCACTCTGCCCGATACCTCTATTATAATAGCGGTGGAGGTGATTGTCCTGAACTTTACCGTTTCTGTCCGTTATTTACCGAACAACCTGCACTACACCTGCACATATGATTTCCACAAGATTCTATCTTGACACCCGCCATGGCAAGGAAGAAAGTCCACTGAAGCTGTGTATTACAAAGCGGAGCAAGTGTGCTTACATCACTCTTGATCTGACGCTTACAATTAGCCAATGGGATCCGAAAAATCAGAAGGTAATAAACCATCCAAGACGGAAACAGATAAATTCATTCATTACGGGCTTCAAATACGAGGTGGATGAGTTTATCCGTCCCCGTCTTATTGCCGGAGAACTCAAGGATATGACTGCAATACAAATCAAGGAACTTGTGCGGGCGCAGTTTGTCGGGGAACGGAAACAGGTTACACTTGGCGAGCTATGGAGGTCATCAATGGGTGATAATCCCAAGAAGCAGACGATGTCGATGCATTGCACAGCACTCTACCATTTGAAAGTTTTTGACCCAAAATGCGAAACAAGGTTTGTGTCTGCCATCACCCGCGATTATATCAGCAGGTATGACAAGCACCTGAAAGAACATCTCGCACAAACCACCCGCAACACTTATATGGCAAGATTACTTTATGTGTTGCACTTCGCACACAAGAACGGCATTATCACGGCAGACCCATCCAAAGGTGTGTCCCTTCCCTATGTGCAGAACAAGAAGCGGAACCTGTCTGCACAGCAACTGCGGAAGCTGCTGAACGCCCAGCCAATAGATGATCAGGAACGAAATGCAATCGCCTTCTTTAAATTCTCGTTCTGCTGCCGTGCTGCCAATCCTGCCGACATCCTCGCCATGACGGAGGATATGGTGTTCAATGGCCGCATCGAGTATGACCGTGCAAAGACGGGGAAACATTATTCAGTTAAGATAGAGCCGGAACTTCAAGAACTCATCGACATGTATTCCGGCAACGGCCATCTTTTCTATTCGGCATTCAAGGACGGGTATTTTCGCAGTGTCAGCGGGGAATCATTGCAGGCCATCGCAAAACGGCTGAAATTGCCGCCCGTCACCATGTATTGGGCAAGGCATACCTTTGCCTCGTTAGCCTACGAAATCGGGGAATCTATGGACTCCGTGAGCCAGCTTCTGGGGCATTCTTACGGTGCAAAGGTCACGCAAGGTTATGTTGCCATCAGCACTCACATGATTGACATGGCGGCAAGACGGGTGCTTGACTTCGCTCTGTACGACAAAAAGTGACATCCGCAGAGTTGCCTCCACGGATGCCGCTGTTGACACTAACGAATTGGTTAATATATAATGTAATACTACAAATTTAGACTTTCTCATTAAAAATCGTATAATCCGTAATCTTTTTACGGATATCTGTAAAAATCCTGCAAAATCGGCACTTAAAATGTGGAAAAATCACATTTTAGAATTGTATAATATCAAAGGAGGCATGAATCTCAAATGCTCCTTTCCTGATGAACGGCTCATATCCCGCCTTTCCACCGACAACCCATCGTCCGTCACGGAACTCATACCCAAGCCATGGGGCTACTGAAAAAGAATTACAATAGGATGCAGACGCACCAATAGAGATGCTATGTTTCTTCGGCTTGAAGGCTATATTCGTATTAGTCGTGCTTTCTACCGATGAAACAAAGTCCAATGCAAGCAATTCGGGCTTGTATCCTCCAACCTTTGCATAGTAATTCTCTCCCCTGTACTCCGTAACCTGATACGGAACGGCAACATAATTGGTGTCATTCACCATAATATGGGCGGTATCGGAAACAGGAACGAGAACCTTCTTGCTTGGCTCTATCCATTTAGCCTTTGGAATAGGCATTTCGACGAGCGTCCGATGCTCAACGATACGAGTTACCGTTTCGGTCTTAATCGAAGAATTTGCCACCCTTCTGCCCCACTGGTATCCAGCGAAGACAAGGAGGGTGGCAATAATAAGTGCTACACCGATAATGGCGAGTGCGCGTTTCATCGGAACGACTGATTAGCAGCCTTTCTTGCCGGGGCCTTTGCCCTTCTTCTTTCCACAGCAACCCATGATCTACTTTGTTTTAGGTAAAACGATAGTGAGATATATCTTTCCATCCTTTGTGCGGATGTAAGGTCTGATTTCGTTCTGGAGCTTGAGGACTCCATAGCGTGTTACATCTCCGTTGGGGAGGTCATCGGAAAGCACCTTCGTTTTCGGTCTCGTCACGAAAGATACTATCAGGGCAATTACCAGTACGGCAATCACGCCAATCAAGATGTATGTAAGTGTATTCATAGTTTTATATACTGGAGGGCAAGTATGGCAGGTGGCTCCGACTGGGGAATCCATATGCCCTGCCCTCCTTATTATTTCTTCAGTTGCTACAAGTCTCTGATTATCACAATGTTTTTATTTGCAAAGGAAATCCGTTTCGCGAGCAACTTATTCCACCGAATTCGGGGAGGGGATTAAACTTCAGACCACCCGTAAACCGAAGGCTCCCACACATTGTTGTCGCAAGTGGAAATCCAATGCTTGTCGTTGTGGGATACCTTATTTCCCGTCTGATAAGCATCAGCAGCCCCTGTCGGTTGAATCCACGCAGGGAACTCATCAACAGAAACCTCTCGCCATAAGGCTGGGGTTACATCTGGAGTCCAACCTGACTGCGTTGTATGTGCTTGGAGGCACTTGTAGAGTTTAGCCGTGTTGCATCCGTCAGCTTTGTACTGCAACCTCTCTCCTACGATGACAGACTTACCTTCTTTCCATTTCGGGAAGAGTTCAACCATCTCAAGTGCATCGGCATCATCCGTCCAAGCGGATGCCTGCTCTATCTTTGCCCGGAACTGTTCTGCTTCAAGTCTATTCATTGCCTTGTCCTCCTGTGATTATATTCAGAGCCTCGGAATCAGTTATTTCTTCTGGCGGGAGATGTTGTCTTTCCCATTCTATTTTTTCTTCATTGCTACATTCGCTCCACGGTTCGACTCCCTCTGGATACAATATATCTTTTGAAAAAAGTCTCATCTGCCCCGTATCCTTATATAACCAATTTGTAGTAATGGATGGGTATTGCCTAATTATTTTTTTTATCATGATTTTGAAAGTAAAGTCCAACCTTTATCTGTAAATGCTGAAAGCGTTGGCGAGTCAGCATTAATTGCATTGTATACTGCGTTCCAGAAAGTAAAAGTTTTATCATTTGTTTCTGGGAGATATGATGCAATTTGTCTAATATTATACAATAGTTTTTCCAAATTGCTTGAGAATGATTCTCCAGATTCTACAAGGCTTGAACTATCATCTCTTAGGGCGTTCGTCGGATTCCAAAACCTTAGATGTTCATAATCTCTCAAGGATGTTGGATGATTAATTACTGTGATAAGATTTGGGGAGCTCTTAAATATACCAGTGGCAGAAATTTGAACATTTGTAATATCTACGTATTTTATATTAGGGATAGTGGAGTACATGAAATTCTGAGGCAGTGAAGTCATTGACGGAAAATGTGCCTCTTTTATACTTGACCTCATAAATATGTCGTCTGCAACTCCTGACATTTGTCGCAATTTAGGGAAAGACGCATATTCAAGATTTGTAGTATCTTTTAATAGATAGCAATAATTATAATTATAACTAATAAGTTCATGAAATGTTACTCTCGATGCTTTTGATTTATATAAAAAATAATCTGCGTCCAATTGTGTAATGTTGTGGTCATCAATTATATCTACATCTTTTAGGTTTGAAAGATAGTCATAGATTGATGTATGGTCGAAACCATTTCTAAAAGTCCATCCAGGGATATTTATTCCGCCTCCTCCTTGTTGAACTATTGTCAGTGGATTTTTAATGATAGCCATAACTAAAAGATGTTAAGTTTGAGTGTAACTGAAGCGGAAGGTGCAGAGATGGCGTATATGACAACTGACTGACCTGATATGCTGCCGATGGCGTAGCCGTAGGTAGCGAAGTTGACCGCATTGTCATTGATTAGTTCCACTATGGTGTTGGCCGTGATGGTCTTGACAGCCGTAACCGTAGCCTGTTGTGTATATGGAGAAGATGATGAGAGAGCCGACCAATCGGATGCGGCAATAGTCTTGCTTTCTGTTGTGGGTGCGGATTGCAAGTCAGCCATCGTCTTCCCGCTGGATATTACATTTCCGTCTGCGTTGAAAATCCCGATTTCGTTGGGATTGAAGGACGAGGGCTTCTCCATAATGGTTTTAAGGACTCCGTTCCACACATTCGCAGATGAAACGTAGCATCCTAAAGTACTCCAGTTCGAGAATGCAGTGCAGAATATCAGTTTCCCATCATTAGCCACCCCGGTGTAAGGAATTTGGTAGGTCATAGAGACTTCTCCAGCAGTCACTGTCACATATGCTATCACATGGCGTTTGGCAGTTATGGCCGCAAGTATCTGTGCATAGGTCTTGTCAGCCGAGGTTATGGTGTAGTTGCCTCCTGCGTCTATCGTGCCCGTGATGTTAACCGCGAACTCCTTGAGGTCATCGGCAGTCACACCTGCATCCAAGAGGTTTCCGTTGGCATCGAAGACGGTGAGGTGGTTGGCGGTGTGGGATTGTGGGACTTTGGTGAAGGGCTCTATTATCAGTTCAAAAACATTGTCTGGGCCACCACCAATCGTTATTGCCCCGGTCAGCCCTGTAAGACCGACTCCGGTCAGAGCATAGACTCCAGTAAATGTAGCATATGAAGGTATCAAAGCCACAAGTACCAGCTGCATTCCGACATTCGTCATCGCGACTATGTGCTTGCCCGCAGCCCAAGCAGCCGCTATCTCCACATAGGTCTTGTCGCAGGCTGTGATTTGGGCGGTCGCAAGGTTAATCGTGAAGTTGACTATAAAGGCCTCGAGGTCATCTGCGGAGACACCCGAGTCCGTCACATTGCCTTGGGCATCCAACGATGCGAGATGTCCTGCGGTGGGGCTGCTCGCCTTGCTTGCCTTGGTTGCGTCAATGACATCCTGCTGGGCAGAGGTGCGGTAAGCCGCGAGGGACTGATGGGACTGCAATGCCGTGTCCGCTTTGCCGAGGCTCGTCTGGACATCACTTGCGAGGTCGGCCTTCGGGATGCCGGCGGAGGGTTTGGTATACTTTCCGTCCCATGCCGTCCGTTCCGTTGCCGTGATGTGTCTGACCGTGTCGGCAAGATGGGCAAGTACGGCTGCCCCGTTGGTTGTGACCCAAGTCGATGCCGCCGACCATGCCGTGGTCAGGACATCGGTGATTGCATCCAGCACACTCTTGTTGGTATGGGCGTGCTTCTTGCTGACGGCATCGGCAAGGTTTACCTCCGTCTGCGTGTAAGTGTCGAGCAAAGCCTTGTTGCTGTGCTCGTGGGCCTTCGCCAGTCTCTCATCCACCTGTGGGCCTGTATATTGTCCCTGATAGTCTGCCATAGTTATTCTGCTATTAAGATGTAATACTTACCATCTGACAGGCGGTAATAAAGCCCGTCAATAGTCCTGTAACGATTGTTGTATGTAGGCTGTTCCGACACAGGACAAACGAGTGATGCAGATACCTGCACCTTCGCCACACGGGAGATTGTAACCTGTACGCAACCCATACTATTCAATCACTACATTAGTTGTACCTTCACTTATGTCTGTGCGGTATCCATCCGTGAGGAACGCATCAGGAATCTGGCATTTCAGCCGGAAGTAAAGTTCACCCTTACCGAGATTCTCTGTTGGGACATAAGCATAGTATTGAACCCGTGTCACACCCTGTTCAGTTACACTTTCTGCACGGTGTCCGTTATTAGGAATTACAAGTGTTGTCAGCCCTTCGGAAGTGTACCATTCCGTCTGCCAGCTTATGCTTGTCAGCGATACGGACGGATCTGCCGGATAACTGAAATTGATTGCCATTTTAAGGGTGCTTCCCCCGTATATCTTATCCATTAGGTGAAATTGTGAAAGTATCTAATAATATCATCGTACATAGCATTGGTGATGATGTTCCCGTCCCCTGCAAGCCGTTCCACCTCTGCCGTGAAAAAATCACGGAATCCTTCTGCGCGGTAATCACTGACCAACTTGTCAATTGCTTCCTGTTTAGTCATGGTATTGAAAGTCATTAACCCTGTTCAACCACCCATTGAGGAATTTCTTATTGGCGGGTCTTGCCGCCACGATGCTGTGATAGTATTGTATCCGTGCATCCTTCAATCTTCGCCATAAATCTGCCGATTCTGCACGGTTTATTGCTGCAAGGGTTATGTTGCCCATTATGCCGTCAACATCAACGGAAATCAGCCGTTGTATCCCTTTAATGGCGGGCTTGCCGGAATTGATGCACCAATCAACAAGCATCTCTGCCACTGACTGGCTCCTGATGTAATCAGCACGGCATCTGTCCCAATATTCCCCCTTCATTATCGTGCGCCACTCATCCTGTGTCATCCTGAACATGTCATTGATTGTCTTGTCCTGTCCGTAGATGGATTTGTAGGTCTTGAGTGTGACTCCGCACATGGTGGCTCCGCCTAAATCGGCAGGATCATTGACGAAACCTCCCTCCCACTTCTTGAGTCTTGGTGCGTATGAGTCGAAATCGGCCATCTTACTTGTCGTTGTCTTTACCTGTACTAACTGACACGGATGTTTCCCCGTGCTGAAGCCGAACTGATGCACCTGCTTCGATGTATTTCGGCAAGTTGACAGATATGCTAAAAAGCCATCCTCCACCGAGGAGCAATGCAATTACTTTAAGGACAGATGGGTGAATTTCTCCACGGGGCGGCAGCATGAATCCTGCGATGGCAAGCCCACAGGCAACAGCGAGTATTGCGTACATGTATTTGGGTAATCCCTGCACAGCGTCTTTGACTATATCTCCCATTACTTGATTGCCCACTTTATACCCTTGATGTAGTAAGGAAGGGCGATAATGACTGCGATAGTTATGGGGATAGCCCAATACCAATACCCTGTGCGGATGGGCAAGGCAATGCATGTGGCGAATGCCGAACACCATCCGAAGAACACCACGAATGCCGACAACACCTTCACAGGCTTGGAATTGATGATTTTTTCAATCCACTCTTTCATAGTTAAGTCTTTAAGCCACTACAAAAATAGAAAGGACGGAAGTGAAAGCCCCCGTCCTCCATGTGCGTAATTTCGCCTGTGATTATTCTACCAAATTCCATGTGTCCCCATCAGGCCCGGATGTGCCGGCGAATCCGTGCGTCCCGTCATTGCTGAAAAGGCATGATGCGGAATTAACGGTGTTCAAGATATATGATCTGTAAGTGTAAGGTGTCGACTTCTGGTCATACCACACCGCTATTACCATATTGCCTGATTGGGCAGCTGCCAATATCTGTGCGATACTCGCACTACATGTAATCGTGTTGTCGATATAATATCGCCCGAATCTAACTTGATAGACTGAGGGAGTCGGACAGAATCGGGATGCTACCGCATCAATTTTCCTTATGGTGAAAATTGATGCCAATGCCTGTATGCTGCGCACGCAGTAATTAGACTCGTAGAAAAAGCGCGATCCGAAGTAAATCCCGGCCACAGGGAAAATATATGTCTGCCCACCAAATTGAAATTCTGCGTTGTCACTTTTAGCCACAAAGAACAAATAACCTGTGGTATATACATCATATACAGTTATTACATTTCCGACGACTGTGTAATCCTCTATATCGGACGCTTGCAGTTGCCGTGTACGCACCTCACCGCTGAAATTCCATGTAACTATGCTGCCCGTCAGTTCTGTCTTGGACGGTGTGTCTGGAGACACGAGAAAATAGTATTCCTCCCAGATGCTCACAGACTCCTTCCCTGCGAAGTTCCCATCCCATGTCAGTGTGTCTGTGTATCCTGTGACTTCCTCATTATACAGTCCCTGATTCTTCCGTGCCTGATTCTGCTGACTTTCTGTCAGTTCCTGCGGGACATACTCCACAGGACGGGATGCCCCTTCCGGCAGGAACTCCTGCGGTATCTTCTGCATCTCAAGGTTGTAGAAGGTGTCCGTGGTCAGTGCCGTGACTGATGCCACATGGCGGGTGTGGCTCGGGTCAACATAATCTGCGAACCATGTGCCCGTATAGGGGAAGGTCACATCATTGCCTGCTATATTGATGACTGTCCCCGCTTTCTTGATGATGTACATGTCACCCGCCTGCAGGTAATCGTCGGTGTCCAATATGTCCCCGGCGGTCCATGTGGTGATCTCTTGCTGCTCATCCTCGTCAATGATGATCTGCGTGGCTCCGACCAATGCAGCTGCATCCGCAAGAGTGGTCGCAACACGGACATACCGCACGACATTCGCCACAGCCGTAACCACTTCCAAACCTGTTGCATCCCCATCCCATACGATTGCCTCACTGATGGGGGTCTTGAGTTTGTAGTGCAACCCCTGATTCTTCCGAGCTTGCATCTGCTGGTTCTCTGTCAGTTCCTGTGGGACATACTGCACTGCTTCGGTTGTGCCGCCACCGCCAGAACCACCGCCAGAACCACCGCCGGAAGAACTGCCACTGCTGCGGGAAGAACTTGTGCTTCCCTTGCCGTAGCCTTCCGTCTTGGTGTATTCGGGATTGAAGGATTCCCATACATCAGACCATTCCGCAATCTCACGGAACTCCGCAGAGTTAATGCTCCCGTCACTGATACTGTAAGATCCTGAAGTCAACACGCAATGCCGATTGTAATACTGATACTTATATCCGGCTTCGGGGATGCCACCGTTGCCGATGATAGCCGTTCCTGTGAAGATGGAATATCCGTTTGTGTAGGCGTACAGGACGAGCAACTGCGCCTGTATCATCACGGACAACGGGAAACCAGTACTCTCCGCAGTCCAATTCCATGAGTTAGCCGCCACCATGCCGTTGTAGGCAAGTGCATTGACTGCTATGGTTGACGGGATGTTGCAGTCAAGGCTTCCGATGGACGGCTTGCGGTCAATAGTCGCATGGTTGTTCTGATTATATACCGTGGTGGTTTTCTGCTCATCGGGAGTATTCTCCGCAGAGGAAAGACCGAATGATGGCTCAACTGGTATCCATAAGCCGTGCGGCACGAATCCCCATGTGGATTGCGGGTCATCACCTTGGCAATAGATGAAGCCGATGTCCACCAAGAATGAGTGACCTCCGTTTTCCGGGATGTTCACCGTATCCCCGACACCGAGCTTGTGGATGCAGTTATTCGGCTCGTAGGTGCTTACCCAAGTGCCGAATTTGTTGAGATAGTATGTCGTTCCGTTGTCGGTGTACCTGAATCGGGTACATATATAAGATACCTGTACATTCTTTGTTGGGGCGAATGCCACATAAGACCACTCCCATTCCCCGTCCATGTCACTTGACAGGATAGGGTAATTCATCACCCATGAAAATGTCATCTGCCCCTTGACACGGGAATCGATGTAGGTATTCCACCTGTCGGGAATGGTTGTTTCTTCTTTTTCGCTTCCGCAGAAGTACATCGTTGTGAGGCTCGTTCCGGCAGCAATGGAACGGTGGTCGGATGCTGAAGCCGTGGGTGCAGGTGCGAAGTATTGACCTGTCCATAAGTCATTACGAGAACTTACTGCCCTTCTCATCTTTATTTCGTGCCGCTGCTGCGTCTGTCCTCCGTTGTAGTAAGTCCATGATGACATGTACGGATTTTCCGAGGACATTGCCAGATCTGATGCCGCAATAGGGGATGGGGAGAAGTCCTCGAAGTCGAAGTTTACGGTTTCGGTGATGGACTTGACGGACGGGTCGAGTTTGCGGTGTCCGCTTCGCCCTGTGAATATGGGTGTCTGCTCACCCTTGGAATGCTGGGATATATAGCGGACCGAAGATACAAAAAATCCGTTATTGCCGTCATAGCGAAGGATAAGACCGAGTGATTCAAGGGTCTTTTCGAGTGCCGCATACCAAGAATCCCCTGCGAAAGTAGAGGCATTTATGGTGTGGTCAAGGATACTCTGGGAATTGCTCATGTTATAAAGGCATTCCGAAGTGTGCATGGTAATGGTCATGACACCCTTGGAACGGGTGAAAGCCGTGGCGATCAGGTTGCGCACGGTGGTGTCACCCGAAAGGTCGAACTCCAATTCATCAAGGTAACCGAGCATGTCACGGGCAGTTATCGCAATGCGACCATTGTACACCATGTCCTCATCCCAAGAGTCAGGAGTTATGAAGCCTGTCCAGAAGGTGGCGTTTCCCCGCTTCAGTTCAATCTTGTACTTAGTTACATCATTGTTGTAAAATTCCTCCCATCCTCCGTACTTCTTGCCGTCAGCGGATGCCTTATTGACATCCATCATGGCGAAGGTCACGGAAGTCTTGACGATGGGGGCAAACACTTCGCCCTGCGACCCCTGTATGTCGAGGGAGAGTCCGCATGGGTGCGCCACCTGCATGGCGGAACCTGCATAGTCCTTCTGATAGATGTTGATGGTGACAGTGGTGTCATTCCTGTCCGTCACCGATGCGTAGTATTTAAGTGCGTATGCCATGTCTTACTTGTTCCACTCGTTCATTGTGTTCTGACCTGCGAGGACGATGTCCGAACCCTTGATTGTTCCTTTGACATATACCGTCAATTCTGCAGATTGTACCCCGCCAGAAGCATAGGAGTAATTGCCGGAAGCATTGGTGCTTGTGGTTGCGGATGTAGACCCTGCCGAATTGCCTATTGCTGCAAGCCCGGCCTTGGCAGCAACACCTATCGCAACAAGTGCCGCACCTGCGGCGATCGAACCGACACCAAGCATGGTTGTGAGTGATGCCTTGAGAGCTTCGATGCCTTCGCCTGTAAGCATGATGATT